GAGATCATCCCGCCCCCGGCCGAGGGTTTGAAATAGCTGCCGACGCTCATGGCCGCAACCTCAGAATCAGGGCGACCAGCCCGTCACCGCTCGGTTCGAGCTGGATCAGGTCGTAGTCACCGCCGCCATCCAAGGCAGGCAGGTCAACGCTGACCAGCATGCCCTGTTCCAGACCTTGCGAATCGCTGACGCGGATCTCGAAGCGAGGCTCACGCAACCCGGTGTTGAGCTTGCCGAACTTGGGTTGCAGCCAGGGCGCGGCAAACATGCCGAGCACAGGCTCTTCGCGACCCTCGATCCGTGCGGTGTCGCCCAGCGTTTCGAACACCACCGCGTCAACCTCGGCGATCAGATCGCGAAAGCCCATGGTCAGAGTTCCAGCAGGATCTGGGCGCGCGGTCGAGTGCACAGGTGCAGCGGGTTGGACTGTGCTTCACCGGCCATACCTTTGTTGAAGGGCAGCGGCTCGATCATGCTGTAGTACGGGATGCCCTGGGTGTTGACCGTTTCCATGTAGTCGGCCGGTGCAAACACGGAGATGTACAGATCGGGCACGCCTTCCGGAACCAGCAGCGCCTTGTCGTCATGCACGAACGACACGCCGGCGACCTTGCCACGGTAGCGTTCCCAGATGATGCCGCCGAACTCGAAGCTTTCCCGGGCGTCGCCACGCAGCGCTGCCGCTTGCTGACTGTTGAGGTAGGTCTCTTTGACCGACTTGTGAACAATCAGCTTGTTCCAGAAGTTTTTGCCGCAGAAAGCGCGCGAACCGGTACTGGTCACGCTACCCAGCGCATCCTCCTGCATGTCCAGCGCCTCACCGCACATGACCCGCAGCTCGGTATCGGCCTTAGTCAGCCCCATGGACATCTTCTGACGCTGCACACCGAAGCGCTCATACAAGTCCAGCAGCACCGTCTGACCGTCAGCGTCGAGGATCTGGCCGTTGAGTGCGCCCATGCGCTGGAACTCATGCGTCGCGTCCAACTGACGACGCGCCTTTGCCAGACGTGCATTGACCACGTCCTGCACCGCCTGCAGCTCAGTGCGAGTGCCGAAGGCGCGGATGCCTTGAATCTCATCCGCCTTGATGGTGAAGCGCTCCGGCAGGTGCACGGTGTTGAACGGGATCAGGTTGCGCTTGCTCGCAGCAACCACCAGGCCAGAACCACCGCGCTCACCGGCCGGCACCAGTGCCAGGGTGTCACCGTCCTTTTCAATCTGCACGGTCAGGGTGGTAATGCCTTCCTCGCGGAACAGGCCCAGGGCGCTGATGCGGCCCGGCAGGTAGGGTTGATCATTGAGTGCAGCGGTCAGCGAGGTAACGGTAAACGCTTCGTCTTCAAAAATGGCGATATCGGCCATGGGTACTCTCCAGAAACGAAAAATCCCGCACGCGGCGGGATGCATACAAAAAAAGGATCGACTTAGCGGACGATCACGAAATGGGTGGCGAGTGCTTTCTCGGCGGCCAGATCCAGACCGGTCAGGTGCGCTTCGCTGACCTCGGCCAACCGCACCACGGCACGACCGCGCCGCACCACATCGGATTCGCCAAGCGGGCCGTAGAGAATGGCGACAGCATTTTCGGTGCCGTCCTCAGCCGTTGGGTTGTACGGTGCGAATTCGCCGGAGGCGGTCACCAGTCCGAGGATTTGTCCGGGCCACAACTCTGGACCGGCCGCGACGTTGATCGCTTCACGCGAAATATTGCCGGCGCCTTCGGACAGCAGGAATTCACCCGCGTGCATCGGTTCCTGTTTGATGGTCATGCTCTTGCTCCTTTCGCGCTTTGCGCGGTTCCAGTTTGGGCCGCTTGGCGAGCAGCCCAAATCGAGTTGGGGTCAGGTTGTTTGGCCAGCACCTTGGGCGCCAGGTCGTCCGCCAGCGGCAGACTGTTGTCGATTTCAAAGCCCTTACCGCTGGTGACAATCTTGTCGAACAGACGTGCCCGCACCGCCGGCGCATCCAGACCTGCCGCGACATACTCGGCGCTGAATTCAGGCAGCCGCGCGGCCACGCAGAGGTCGTTAATCGCCTTGGCGCGTGCCAGGCCCGCCAAAACGACCTCTTCACTTTCAAGCTGGGTGGACTTGAGCAGCGGCTCGATCAGGTTGCTGATGCCCGCCGCCGTGCAGCGCTGAGTGACCAGCAATGCCAACTTGGTCGAGTCGACTACAGGCGGCACCAGCGGCACCAGCGGCGGATCGACAGGATCAAGATCCGGATCCGCTTCGGGCGCCTCGTCGAGCTGGGCCAGCAAATCAGCCGGTGCGTTCTGGAATCGTTGCAGCACCGCGCCTTGACCGAGACAGGCTTTGACCTTGACGCCGTCGCCCACTTCATCGGCCAGCCCCAACGCCACCGCTTCGTTGGCGGTCAGCCAAGTTTCAGCATCAACCATTCGCCGCAGTTCGGCGTCATCAATGTCGGGCGCCTTGGCCTTATAGGCCGCGATGATCGCCTCCAAGGTCTGATCCAATACATCAGCAACCCGGCGGAAGTCCTCAGCGCTACCGCCTGTATAGGTGTATGGGTTGTGAATCATCAACATGGCGTTGGCCGCGATGACTACGCGGTGTGCGCCGCACACGGCCACACTGGCCGCACTCGCGGCCAGTGCATCGATCCGGCCGGTGCAGCGCTCGCCCAGCCGCGACAGCGCGTTGTGCATGGCCAGACCGTCGAACAGGTCACCGCCGATACTGTTGAACGCGGCGACCACCGGCGACACACCATCATCCATGGCGCGCAGATCCTGCACGAATTGATTGGCAGTGATACCCCAAGCACCGATCTCGCCATAGACGAAGACTTCGATCACTCGCTCGGTGGCCTCGCCGCTGGCATGAACGGCGTACCAGGTCTTGTCCTTGACCTCGACGCGTTTGCCGGCGCGGTTGTAAATACGCGGTTTCGCGCTCTTGCTCATGGTTGCTCCTTGTCGTCGGTGTCTTCGACGGCATCAAGGGTGTTGTAGTTGAGGCCCAATAAGGTGGCGCGCGCCAGATCGGCGGCGTTTTCCAGATCAACCGTTTCGGCGTCGTAGCCGGTACGCAGGACCATCTCGCTGCGCGACGAAAAACCGGCTCTCACCTCCATCGCTCGTGCTTGCACGTCCTGAACCGGCTGGATATAGGCCCAGCCTTGCGGTACCCAGCGAGTGCGCAGGTACTGGCGGCGCTTCTGTGCGTAATCGTCCAGCACCAGAACACCCGACAGCACCGCCATATCCATCCACGCGGCCCGCACCGGGCGGCAAAGTTGATGGACGTACACGCTGAATTGCAGTTGTTCCAGGCGGCGCCGAAACTCGTTGAGCACCACCCGTAACGCTCGGTCGTTGATTCCGCGCATGTCGCCGGTGAGGATCTCGTAAGGCGTACCGCTACCCGCCGCTGCAGCCATCAACTGCTGACGCATGAAGTCCGGGTAGTTGTTGCCCGCGTCCGGCGGTTTGGAAAATTCCACCTCTTCGCCCGGACCGAGTTCCTGCATGGTGCCGGGTTCGAGCGCAACCATGGGCGTGAAGCCGTCGCGGTCCAGATCCAATAACGCGCCGGTGACCGGATCGCGTGGCGCCGGACCCGCGTCAGGCGACGGGCGCTTGATGAAACCGGCAAACAGGTTGGCCACCTCCTGACGGAACAGCACCGCGTCGTCGTAGTTGTCCAGACTGCGCAGCCGTTTGAGTACCGGCGACAATCGCGGCACACCGCGCAACTGGCCAGGTTCGACCGGTTCGAAGATGTGCAGCACCTGCGCGGCCGGGACGCGCACTAGCTGGTTGTAGCCGGCATTCAACGAGGCCGCATCACGCGGGTGCGACAGGTACATCCAATACGCTACCCGCTTGCCGCCGGGCGTGAACTCGATGCCGGCACGGATGACGTTGCCGCTCTTGGTGCTCTCGAATTTGTCGTGCGGCACGAACTCCGGCGCCAGGATCTGCAACTGCAGCGGAACCGCCAAACCTTCGTCCCGACTGCGAGGACGCAACCGGACGAAGCACTCGCCCGATGTTTCCACCGTGCGCGCCACTAGCGCCTGCTGGCCGTAAAAGTCGGTGCGGTCATCCGCATCAGACTCATCAACCCAATCGCTCCACAGCTCCTGCAGCAGCTTGCGCAGGACATCATCATCGGTCGCTGGCCGAGGGGTGATGCCGGTGCCGATCAGGTTGCTGACGCGCTTGTCGATGACGTTGAAGGCATACGGGTCATTGCGAACCGCTGCCCGGGAGCGCGACCGCAAATTGCGCAGTGCCGGGGTGTTGATGCTGTTGATCCCGTTGTCGGGAGCGTCCCAGTTCGCGGATCGGCGGCCTTCACCAGCGCCTTCGTAACTGGCCTTGATGTTGGACGGCAGCACAAAGCCGTTACGGGTCAACGTCGGAAAATGTCGGGCCATTAAAGTCCCTTGCCCCCGTGATAAAGGCGGACCACGCGCGAACGTGGCCCGGCGTCGCGTGCCAGCGACGAGCGTATTTCCGCGCGCGCCGCGAGCAGTTCATCGACCGTGCGGTATTCCACGGTACGGTCGGTGTAGCGCACAGTTTTCTCACCGCGAGCAATGGCCGCCTCAACCGCGTCGAGGTGCTTTTTCGTAAATGACATATCAGCGTCTCTTCAGGTAGCCACTGGTGGAGCTGCGGCGTTGTGGGGGGGCCGTTGTCGGACGTGATTTCACGGCTGGTTGCGGCGCCTGTGGTGCTGCCGGTGTTTCGACTGGCCGGCTGAGCCGCTCGCTCTGAACGGGTTGGCCACTATCGCCAGAAGCCGACTGGATGACCGCCTGCCGAATCCGCGCCCAATCGTGATCCTGGTAGCGATTGATGCCGAGGTAATGGGCCATGGCCAGGTTGTAAACCAACAGGTCGAGCGCTTCGTTGCGCTCGGCCTTGCCCTTGGTCCATTCGATGCGCTTATGCCCCCTGACGTAACGGGTGACTTTGCGCTCAGCCACACACTGGGCGAAAAAGTCATCCGGCAGGTCGTTGGCAAAGTGCAGCGCTCCCGGGCCGGTGTCGAATGCATAGCGGTTGTAGATCCAGTCCTTCGCCGTGTCGGTACCGACAATCCAAAGCTCGGCGCCATGCCGTTCAGTCAGGCCCTTCCATGTCACGTCGACCATCGAAGGTCGCTGCGCGATCACCGGCCGGCCCCGCTTGCTCGCCCCCTTGATGGCGAACACGCTGCGCCAGCGGCGCATACGACAGAACTGATAGACCTCATCCGTATGGTTACCACCGGAGTCGACCGCAGTAGCCATGATCATCAGCTCAGCACCACAAGGGTGTCGGTAACGGGCCTTGAGTAACCCGTCCAGCGCCGCCCAGGTGCGCTCATCGGCGGGGTCGCCGGAGATCACTTGAAAGTCGACCACCCAGCGCTCCATGCCAGCGCCCCAACCCATCACCATCAGTTCCAGGCGGTTGGCTTGGGTGTCAACAGAAGCGGTCAGCATCAACACGCCGTCGGGCATTGAGCCAAGCCCGTAGTTTTCCAGCCGCGCCCGATCCCTCAGCACATCGGCCGAGGTTTGCTCCTGAGCGCTATCCCAGACCTTGGCCAGACGGGTGTTGTAAAACACCTGCATCGGCTCCAGATCGCCTTTGGCCTGAGCCTTTTTAGCCTTCTCGAATTGCTTGGCCAACGAGGCCCAGCCGGTCCAGCCGGGCGGCGAGTACAACGCATTCAAGTTAAAACCAATGGTTTCGCCATCGCCCTGGGTGTGTGCTCGCCACTCCCCTTTCGCCAGCATCTCGCCCTTATAGCGTTCCTCGATCAGTACGTCGCAGTCGGGGCCAGCACACTGGTAATGCACAACCTGAAAATCCGCCGAGTAATGCAAACGCTCCCACTCCAGCACCTGCATATGCTCGCAGGTTGGGCACGGCACGTAGTAGTAACGCTGATCGCTGACCTCAAACAGATCAGCGATCCGTGACGCCCCCCTGACCGTGGGCGAACTGGAAAAATAGAATTTCGCGTTACGGCCGAAAGTACTGCCGCGAGTCTCAGCCAGTTCGACCGGGTCGCCCTCTTCGCCAACGTCCACACTCCAGCGATCAACCTCGTCGCCGTAGATGTAGCGTGCGGAAAGCTCCGCCAGGTTGGCCGCAGAACCGGCCGTGGTGATGTACAGCGAACCACCCTCGAACTCCTTCGTGTCCATGGTGTTGCGCGCATCTCGTGAGCGGTTGGACGCCACGCGCTCACGCAGAACCGGCGTAGCCTTGATGGTTTTACCAATCCGCGACGATACCCGCTTGGCCAACCCCAGACTGGGCAACAACGTCAGGATGTTGGACGGGGCCATATGGATCAGGCCGCCGATCCAGTTCAAGGCGATCTGCGTCTTCATCAACTGCGAAGCCACCATGGTCACCACCCGCTTGCACGGGTGGGCAGGTGACAGACAGCGCATCGGCTCACGCGCATAAGGGGTGCGCGAAGTGTGGTATTGACCAGGCTCGGCCGCACCCGTGTCGCGCGGAATGCGCATGTACTCGTCGGCCCACTGATCAATCCAGACATCTGGCTCTGGTCGCTGCCCACGGAAATACGCTTCGCGGTACACCGTCGCACCGTTCGACATTTCTAAGGACATAGGTTTAGCTCGGGGTAATGGCTTGTTGTAGATCTGCTGCTGACAGCCGCTCAGCATCTTCCAGTGTTTGTCGTAAAGCCGACGTCAGACGCTTTTCGATTTGCCATGGATCAGACAGCGAGGCCAGTTCAGGCGATAGCTGTGGCGCCATTCCAAGCAAAAGATCGCGCAGTAAACGACCGGCGTTATAGGCCGCATCTTCGACCGCTTTGCGCTCTACCAAGGTGCCTCGGGCTTTAAGGAAGTTGTCTTTTTCCTGAAGCGACAGGTAGTGCTCACGAAGAGCGCGTGACTTTTGAAAGTCGGGTACCTGACCAGAGGGGTCATCTACAAAGTCTGCGATGACTATTTCCAGCGGTGGCTGATCACTCCGCTTCGGGCGATTGCGCTCATGTCGAGCGGCGACGGCGGCCTTACTCGGGTCGCTCGTCATGGCCAGAAGCTGCTCGCTGGCCTCCACATCAATCTTCCCGGCAGCGTTCAGAACCAGTCGTTCATTCTTGACCAGCTTGCCGACGTACTGCCTCGACCACCCCTTCAGCTCGCAGTACTCCTTGCGAGTTACAAAAGCCATGCGGCCTCCATCGTCGTGGCTTGTTAAGCCTGTCAACTAACCCGGCTTAGTTGACAGGCCTTCCGACCATTGCGCCGGGGCTGCTGTTTAAGAAAATGAACAGGCACGAAAAGGCTATACAGCCCAATAGAACCGGGGGTTACTTCACTACAAAACACTGTTTGGATCACGCGAACCCTGTCGCTGGAAACACAGAATTTCTTGTCAACCTGTCAACCACTGTCAACTAACTTTCCAGCCCTGTGGCTAACGCTTTCCCGCGGGTTTCCGACCCCGTACCCTACGAAAAACCCCAGGGTCCCCGGCGATTTTCAGCACCAAAACGGTGCGCCGCCGCTCGCACTGACCAATTGCCACTCACTGGAACACCTCGTTATGCGTAACGGCCGGCACGTCACAAGCGGCCGACTCTCGACACTCCAAATGTCCCGACAAGGCATAAGCCAGCAGGACAACCATCAACGTCACCAGCGGCCGGCGCTTCACAGCGTCTCCGCCTTGCGCTCAGCCACACGACGACCGAACTGTCGCACCTGTTCAACACCGAGAATGCCGACAACACCGGCAACCCCGTAAGACCAGCCACCACCTAGACCGGCCTTCTCAGCGCCGATACCCACCAGGAACGTCAGAACGCCGCCCAAAGCGGCCTCCAACAACTGGCGATCCCAGCGCGGTTCCTTGTCGTCGTAGAGGATCCGCAGGTAGCTCAGGGCGAAGGCCAGCAGGCCAGTAAACCCGTGATCCTTGAGTGCAGCAGCAACAATGACCCAGAAAGCCGGGTCTTTTTCTGGGGGCATGTTCGGCATCTCGTTGTCTCCCGAATCACGGGGGAATGGGCATAAAAAAACCCCCGACCTATGAGGGCCGGGGGTTAAAGGGATGGCAGCCTGCGGTGCGCTTCGTGCGCAAAAACACCACAATGAACCAAAGAATAGGGGAAAAGCTCACACCTGTAAACACGTTACCTGTAAAAAACAGTAATCCTGTTTTACCCCATTCCTGTCAACCCTGCGATTTTTGACATCCCCCTCACAGCGCCAAAGCCCACTTGAGTTGCGGCAAGGCGCAGGACAACTCCCCCGCCCAAACCCCGCCGCAGCCCCGTGGCAAAGGCTTTTGGCAGGCCGAACAGATTTTGTTTTCGACAATTCCGCGCTGCTGTCGGAGCAATTCGTTGTCACGGCGGATCAACGTCAGCAGGTATTCGGTGGCGGTATACGGCTCGCCGCCAAAGGCCCGAAATTCAAGGCCCTCAGCCAATTGCGCCGCCTCGGCCGGGCCGACTCTCACCTTCAATTCCACGACTCCGGCCGCCGCGTCACGTTCTCGCTGATCCCGCTTGCGCTCCGCCGGCGTCTTCGCCTTTTCTTCATCGTCGTGACGCGTCACAAGATCAATCAACGGGCCTTCAACGCGATCGGTCGCCACATCCAGGCCACCCACCACGAAAGGAAACGTCGGCACCTCGGTCATATTTAAAATCCTCTTATATGATTAATTTGGGTTGTACGGCTCAGGCCAGCCATTCCGAGGGGTCCAGCGCGATCGGCTTCTCGGCGCGTCTTGCTCCTGTCTTGTCCTGCAACGCGTCAAAGCCCTGCGCGTCGAGCCACGCGTGCCAGCGCTCCAGGGCGTTGCGCTTGACCTGTTCGCCCATGGCTTGGAAGTAGGTGCGTTCCAGTTCACTGGTCGCATGGTTGAGCAACAGCTTGCCCACCAGCGGATCCACGCCAAGGTTTGCCCATATAGAAGGCGCGAGTTTGCGCAGGTCGTGACTGGTCCATTCGCCAGCGCCGTAGCGGGTGAACACGGCAAAGGCCTGACTACGGGACATGGGTTGACCGGCACGCACAGACGACGGGAACAGGTAAGCCCCCTCATACCCTCTCGCCTTCTGGTTCTCTCGGTATCGCTCCATAAAGGCCACGGCTTGCGCGGTCAGCGGCAACACATGGTCGCGCTTGGATTTGGTATCAGTGCCGGGAATGAACCACTCCCCCGCTTCCAGATGGATGTTTTTCCATTTAGCGAGACGGGTTTCGGTGATGCGCGTGGCATGGGTCAGCATCAACACCATCAGCGTCACCCCGGCCGGATCGGACGCAAACGCATCAGCCCATGCAGCCAGCAGATCCACCACGGCGACATGACGCAGACGCGCGCCCTTGGGCCGGATCTTGGCTTTGGTGAAGTTGCCAAACGTGATGCCCGCCATCGGGTTGATGGTGATCTTCTTGAGGGTCAAGGCACGGCTAAACACCACCTTCAGCACGTCCAAGGTCGATTTGACGTAGCCCAGGCTGTACTCCGCCTGCATGTGCCACACCAGATGGCGATCGAGGGTATCGGGGTTGAGTTTGCACAGCGGCAATTCGCCCAGGGCGGGCAGCAACTGGCGGGTGATCGCCGACATCGAGGACGCCCGGCGCTCACTGGACAACGCCCGGTCAGCCTTCAGGCGTTCGACATACCAGTCCAGCACCTGGCCGACGCTCTCCCAGCCATCGACGGTGGCCACCGCTGTCGGATCAGCCATCAGTCGAGCCATCACCCCGGGCACGTTGTCGATCATCAGCCGCGCCGGCACGTCGGGCCAGTTCGCGGCCTTCTTCCACTTGCCACCCTTGTCATAGCGCACCAGATACCAGCTCCCCTTGGTGCGATCGTTACGGTAACGAAAGCGCAGCGGGTGCCGTGGGTCTTTGAGTTCATCAATGTGCGGATCTGCAGCGTGCCGCTTGATCACCGCGTCAGAAATAACGACTGCGAGTGTTGCCATGGTGCGTGCCTCAATGGTGCCCACGGCCATGCCGGCGGGCGGCGTTGTCTTTCTTCAGGCAAAGCAAGGCCAAAGGCGCAGCAATGCCAGGGAATGGATGGGTTGGTTCGGGAGCAGCAGAACCGACGCCTTGCGCGTCAGCCGTAACGGATTATTCGGGCAGACCGGCCTGCCACAACTTCGCGGCCACAGGTGTCAGCGGCTTGGCGAACATCAGGCAATGCGCGCCCGGCGCCTGCCAGCCACCGGCAAACTGGTAACCAGCCAGGTCGCCGCCGTGATCCATTCGCGCACGCTGCTCGGGATTGAGCGAGGCCGGCAATTTGCCCAGCTCCGTCTCGACATGGATGGCAAAGCCCAGGGCGGCCCCTACGGCATAGGGGTCAACCCCATGAAACCCAGCAAATAAAGGATGAAAGCTCATCGTGACCCCAACTTATTTTCAATGGTATCGCGGGCCTCGGACAGGCGCCGCTTGTAGGTGGCAAGACTGATCCCGAGCGCCGTGGCCTTTTCGAACTGACCCACTCCGCGAGGGTCGTAACCCTTGATGCCACGGCGCTCAGTAACCCGCCACCAGCCGGCGTCGTACTCCATGCGCAAGACGTCGGCACACATAGGATTGGACGCAGCCAGAACAACCACGCAGGACTCAATACGCGCCTCTATGCAGTCTGCCGGCTCGATAGATCCGCCAGAACCGCCAAAGAAGATTTCACCCTTGTTATCGATCAACTTGGCCAGCATCGAGCGGCCCGCACTGACAGCGCCGCCCGAGTCACACCAGCACGCCCAAAGCTCATATGTCGCCGCCCCCTGCTTATGCCTTCCCCTCGCCATACCACCCCCTAGCCACCGGCTTCAGGCTTCAGCTTATGGCCCTTTCTGGCATCACCCCGACAGGCCGGAAACTTCAACTCACTGAGACACATCCGCACCCCCAGCACCACCTCAGAGCGCACGCACAGCGAGCAGCCGCCTTGGCGGATCTGCTGCACTTCTACGATCTTGGCGGGGTCACCATAAGCAAAGGCCGGCAGCGCCCGGCTCAGCTCACGCACTGGCCCGAACCTTGGGCAATCGAGCGGCCCGCCCCATGGCCAGCAAGTACTCCGACAACGCCTCAAGCGGATCGAGGACGTGGCCAAAGCTCGCGCCGCGCGGGGTGACCATACGATCGGCACGACGAATAGGCACCAATGCCGAAGGGGACGAACCATAGACGTGCCAGACCTCGCCGCCGTTTTCACGAATCAGCGCGGACTCTTCCAGCGTCAGGCAATGGATGATCACCAGCCCACCGGCGGCGGCCGGCTTGCACTCCAGCCCCTCAATCACTTGAGCCAGCGTCGCAGCACGCGCAACGCCATTCATTGGCGGCAGCTTGCGAGCCAGAGGCTTGACCCCACGCCGCATGGGAGGATTAAGCGCATAACCGGCCAAGCGAGCCTTACCAGCCCCCACCAGACGATCGGCAATTTGTTCGCGGTCGGTAATTTCACCACCAGTCAGAGCGATCAGAAACAAAGCATTCCCCTTGCTGCGCCCTCAAGCGAGTGCGCGAAGTTTGTCGACCCGCAGGGCCTTCAGATGGTCATGCAGGACGGCCGGGTGTGGCGCTTCGCCTGCTTTAATTGCGCGCTCAATGGCGGCTTCTACTTCGTCCGTGGTGACGTTGGTGGCACACCAGCGGCGGAACAGTTGGCGAGTGGCAGGGTCATTGGCCACATAAGGCGGGCAAGTCAGTTCAGCTTTAAACCATTCCGCCCATTGCTTTTCGGTGTCGAATAGCTGACGACCCGGCGTGGTAGCCGTGACAGAGACGGGGGGAGCGAGCCGCGCGGCCAGCTCCCCCACCAAAGTGATGCGCAGGCGGCCGTCATCGTTGCCGCGATCCAGTACCCGCGCATGCTCGCAATAACTCAGGAAGTCACCGGCGGCCTCTTGATCGCAATGCAAGGCGGCCAAAAAGTCACCCCACGCAATCACAGCCGCCGGCGCCGAGGCGTCAGCCCGATCCTTGATCAGCTCAACCAGCTTCAGCAGACGCCCCAATCCCAGCAGGCCAAAACGCTGCTCAATCTTTCGACCGATTACCAGTTCTGACAGCCCAACAGGGAAATTTATCGCGGTCATTCCTTGAAGTCCAAGTCTTGCCCAGGAAGCGAAAACTTGGCTTTTCCGTCCTTAAGCGCTCGCCAAAACGGGGTGTAGATACCGTTAAAATCGACCACACCACGCGTCACTATCACGATATTCAACGCAGCCTGAAAAGACGGCGGCGCCTCAAAACGACGCCATGAATCGACCGTGCGGCGCTTAACGCCCAGCAGCTCGGCGGCCACTTGAGAAGCGGCAATGGGCGCAAGGCTATCAATCCAGGCGTTCAGTTCCACAGTAATTCCGTTTTAAACAGATTTGCTGTTTATATTGGACAGCCTAGTTACCAAACACAAGTTCTTTTTAGTGTTTTTTACACTTTGGCTGTATATTTGCCGACTGGAATGATTCCTACAGAGACGCCAATGTTTGACATCAAAGAGACCATCAAGAAACGTCTGAAGGCGGCCCGAACACACAAGGGATGGACTTTCGCCGAATGCGGCGCCGCGCTGACAAAACTCACGGGCAAAAAAGTGATTGCCTCGCGGTATGGGAATTGGGAACTCGGCATCAACATCCCACCCTTAGAGATGCTATTTGCACTAGGCCAAATCTTAGACAAGCCGCCGGCCTATATAGCAGGCCTGACCAACGATGATGGCACCGCGCCAGAGACACGCAATTATGCCGTGCCAACGATATCGACCATCACAAGCGATAGCGGACTGATCAAGATTGGTGACAACGCACTGGCCTTTCACATGCACTTTCTTGAAAGCATCAAGCTCAACAAGAAAAACATGCTTCTGGTCGTTGCTCCCGACGACGCCATGGCCGGCCTCATTGAAGAAGGCGACCGCGCGGTAATCGACCTTAGCGAGACGACCGTTACGCGTAACGACATTTTTGCCATCATGGTCAAAGGCCGCTTATGGCTGCGCTGGATTCGCCAGACACTGCAAGGCGACTATCTAATCCAGGCCGAGCGCGGCGATCGCTACCCCGACCAGCCGCTGACACCTGAAGAGCTGCAAAGTCTTCACATCCTTGGCCGCGTTCGCATAATCGCTCACTTACGCTAATAAACGCCCCGCTCAAGGGGCTTTGCTGCGTCATTCATTTACAGTTAAACTGTTCAAAACAGTAATTCCGTAAAAGTTCCGTTACGTCTGCTTTTTCGCTTTGTAAATCTCGTGAGACACCCAAGCAAACCGTTCAAACCCTTGTGTTAATTGCCTTTTGCCATCACTCGCGGCGACCTCTATAGTTGCGCACTTGGATCCACTGAGGCCCGGCCGCGACCGATCGCCACAGCCAAACCCGACAAAACGCACCATTTTAGGGCATGTTTTACTCACGATTTACAATTTAACTGTAAACAACAGAATGCAAGGTAGTAATCTGAAATGACAACAGGATCTTTGACCCCTCTTCATACCTCCTACGCTGCTCTTTCTCTCAGCAGCGGCACAGGCGTCGTCCTATTCACCGAAGACACCCAGCGCCTGATCTACATCACTGTTACCCGAAAAGCAGCAGCAGCCGGCGGCATTGAAGCCATCGCCGCCCGCGCAATCGATACCGGCGATCACGACGAAGCCCTACAAATGATCCTTGATCTGGCCGCAGACCTGCGCCAGGAACTCCAGAATCTGGCCGACATCACCGGCCAACTCAAAGCCCAAAAAGCCGCCGCCTAATCACCCACGGGGTTAAGGAAACACACGATGTACGCTGAAAAGGAAATTCAGGGCGAAGACGTTATCGGGGTGCCCGGCCAGGCACTCTCTCTCGCCGAGTTACGCGTACTGGTCGGCCTAGCCGACGGAGAAACCCCCAACGCCATCGGCGCCGTGATCGGTGCCGACAGCAACAGCTTTCGCCTGATCGAGCGAAGCATCAAGGCCAAGCTTGGCGCCAAGACCCACCCACACATGATTTCCCGGGCATTCACCTTGGGCGTTCTAGTCCCACGCGCGCTTTGCCTGCTGCTGTCGGTACTGTGCGCAGCCGAACACGTCGACGACGGAAACCGAAACCAAACCCGAAGAAGTGGCCGCACCGCTCCTGCCTCTCGCCTCGCCCGCAACAGCATCAGTCGCGCCGCTAGCGGCCCGGGAAACCATCACGAAAGCTTCCGCCTAGCTCAATGCTTCCAGATTTATGGCGCTGCCCAACATCTTAGCTAATTCGCTAAAAAGCTAATTCGCTTGTCATTCTGAAAGCCGGGGTTATACTTTGCTCGTACTTAGCTAATTCGCTAATTCGGACAAGGAACCCCGCAGATGCAAACCCCTCACGCAATCGGCTGTATCTCTCAAAAAGGCGGCGCCTGGAAATCTACTCTCGCCCGCGCTCTTGGCACCACTTACACCGTGGCCGGCTGGGAAACAAAAATCATCGACCTCGATATCAAGCAGGCTACCGCGACCAATTGGGGGCAGCGCCGCCTACGCGCAGGTATCACTCCGGACGTTCCCGTACAGCTTTATGGCAACGTTTCCGCAGCCTTGAGTCGTGCCGGCGACGCCGATCTCTACATTTTTGACGGCCCAGCAAATGCCACTGAAGAAACCGTAAGGATCGCCAAGGCCTGCCAATTATTGATCCTACCGACCGGCCTCACCCTCGACGACCTTGAGCCGCAAATCTCACTGGCAAACAGCTTGGTCGACTCGCACGGCGTTCCAGTTGAGCGAATTGTGTTTGCTCTGTGCAAGGCCAGCACGCGATCAGCGCCGATTGATGCGGCGCGCGTCTACTTGGGCAAAACTCGATTTGCCGTCTTGGACGGCTCGATTCGTAATCAGGACTGCTATGCCTCAGCCATGAATGAGGGCCGGTCAATTACTGAAACCCCCTTCAAGGGACCACGCACCGAAGCTATGAAGGTCATCCAATCAGCGGTTGACCACTTCGAACGCTTGATTGCCGCTTGATAGCTAATTAGCTAAATAGCTAAATCGCTGCTAAGATCAAGTCAACGCGTATTCAGGACTAACGATGATGCCAAGCAAAAACACCACCCCCGCCGAAACCCCAGCGGTCAGAGTAGCCAAGCCTCCACGCCAAAAAGGCCTTGGCGAACCACCACAAACCGCGACCGAAACAGCAGCAGTCGGCAACAACACGAAGGTAGCCGCTGACGACAAGCTGGTGGATTTGGGCTTCAAGTTGCCCCAAGCATTCCGCCGAAACTTCCGCCTGTTCTGCGCAAGCAATGACATGGCTCAAGTGGACGCATTTAGAGAGGCAATGGCGGACTACATGAAGAAAAAAGGTTGGGAGTCCAACTGAGAAGGGAGTGAGCGCCAAGGTCTTCGACCTCCTTGGCGCTCATAACACACCGAAACCCCGCAAAAGGTAACCGACATGTCAGAACAGGAATATACCACCCTGCGCCACACGCCCGTTAATGATTTAGGCAAAATCAGACCGGGGCAAATAGCTGAATTTTTGCGGCGGTGTCCGCCATGCGTACGTCACGCGATAGAGCGGGCACGCTGGAACCGATGAAGCATCATCGGCATAAAAGCCTCGACCTGATCGGGGCTTTTTATTGCCCGCCCCTCCGCGTCATTGCTCGACCGCAAACAGCCGAACACCTACTGCATCGGCAAATTTGGCCAGCGTGTCCAGACTCGCCCAGGTACGCACCGGCTCGCGCTGCGAACGGACGGCCAACCAGTTCGACCCAGGCCCCCCCAAGCGGAAATAGAACGCCCAGCGCTCACCGTGCCGGCTGGCCTTAGCCTCGCGCACCGCGCCATTTCTGACCAGATCCAGCAACTGACCTTCATCGTAGCCTTTGCGCTTCATGCCAGCCCCGATCGATCGCGACGAAAAGTCAGCGAAGACACCGCCAGATAACCCACTTCACCACCCAGAGCCTGACCATCAGGCAGCATCACCCAAACCCGGGCCGCGCCGCGAGACTCGGGCAGCTCGTACGGAAAACTCAACTCAAACAGCCCGGGCATTGTCTCGACCAGCGTCACGCTTACCGACGCCTCGCGCTCGATCGCGTCCGCTTGGGCGAACCTCAACACCGCCGGCCCCACATACGGAAAAGTCACGCTCACCCCTCGTTTAATCAACCCGCTCAACATTCGCGGCAGCCTACCAGATGGCCACCGCGTTACCGTAACGTCGCCACACCCAACACACCGCTATTGAAACTCGTCCTCTTGCAACACGCGCGGATCCGCACGACGCGCCAGGCGGGCGCACTCGCGGGCCAGCTCGGCCGAGCTGTAGTTGGACAACACGGCGATCATCCCCTTGAGTCTGGCTTTGAAGTAGCCGGCATCGAGCGCGCCGGCCTCGGTCTTGGGGAGGCCAGGTGCGTCACGCTGTACACCGAGGCGCACCTGGGCGGCTGCCACGGCTTTGCGCCCGCGCGCAGCAAAGCCCTCGGCGGCGACCGGGTGATATCCGTCCTTCACCATCTTTTCGGTAAACCACTTGATGTAATAGGCGGCGTCCTCCAGATCATCCACCGAGTCCACCACGTCGATCGCCGCTACCAACTTCATTGCCCGCGCTTCCAGCGCCTGAGAGCTGGCCAACGTCAATTGCTTCGGTTTCTTGTCCGTCACCGCGCCACCCCCTCGTCCGACACAGCCAGCACCTGCTCGCGCTGTCTGGCCAGTTCTTCCGCGTGCGCATACACGCGACCGGCATTTGCCGCATTCAGGCGCTGCAAGCATTCCAGCGCTCTCAGCACGCCGTACAGCTCAGCCATACGCAAGGCTACCATCGCCGGCGTCGACGACCGGCCGAGATTGTCGAGCATCGCCCGGACCATTCGCACCACATTGGCCGGCAAGCTCACGCCGGCGATCGCGTTACTCATAACGCACCGCCTTGCGCGATCGGGCGCAGTGCCGCCAGTTCATCCTCGGTCACCGCAAAGAACTCGGCACCGAACAGCGGCACCGCCTCCTGCCAGCGCGGAATCAACCGCCGCCGCACCGCGCCGGCCGCCTCGACCAGTAGCTGTCGATGCGCGGCCACCACCTCGGCGGCCAGCCCCATGCCAGCCACGTTGGCCAACAGCTTTTCGACAAACCAGACGTGTGTCTGCACCGTCGTCAAGGTGGCCAGCGCGGCGAACTTCGCCAGTTGCTCGGTCAAGCCGCTGACCCAGCGTGCATGCGCCTGGGCAACCTCGGCCGGTGCCGACGGCAGATCATCGCGCGCCTTGACGGCCAACCCGAACACGTCGCGCAGCATGTCAGCCTCGGCACTGGTGATGTACTTCAAGGCCCGCCATTCGTTCACCAGGTGATCCGCGCTGACCTGGGCGAACCGCAGACCGGAATAGCAGCCCGCCTTGGCGAACAGATCCAGCGTGTCACGCGCACGCTTGACCAGGCGCGGCGGCAGGCACAGAGCCTCAAGCAGATTCAGGGCTTCACTCATCATTCAAAACTCACCAGTTCGCCCGGCTCGGCCTTGTCGGCCAGCATCTGCCGCGTGGTGCCGCACGGCGTGCCATCTTCTTCGGTCAGCGGCTTGTCCAGCTCGTCGGCGGTCAGCTCGCGCACGTCGTCGAGGTCGAACGTCTCCGGCATCCCCGAATGCCCCTCACACAATTCAAGCGCCTGCTCGGGGGTGTGCGCGGCATACACGTCATGCTCCCCGACCCAGAACGCCCGCAGCGGTGCGGACGCCGGCACGTCGCCGAGCAGATCCACCCCGACCCACACACCGCAAGCCAGCCAGCCCGGCTCGGTCTTGAGGGCCAGCCATTCGCGCAAGATGCCATCGAACTCGCCGGCCTTGTCGACCACCGGACGATCCAACCGGCTCGCGCTGACCGGCGTCACGACGCCTTCACCGTCGCCGAACTTTTCCACGGCCAGCGCTTGCGCATGCTCCGGACTCAGGGCGGCGTACATATTCTGTTCACCGACCCAAAAGGCAATCAGGCCAGTGACAGGGTTCGCTTGGGCGGCCCACTCGGGGGTCGGCTGGCTCGGATGAAAAACGTGCGACATAACTTGAATCTCCTTTCTTCTTGATGGGTTGTGACGCGTCACGCGCTCGCCGCCGCCGCCGCAGGCAGCGGCAGCGGCAGCAGGTCGTAATTGCAGGTGTAATCCCAGTCACCCCAGTGCGTGCCCTCGCGGTCGCAACCGTTGGCGTCCAGCTCGGTGCCGGCCGGGCGATCCACGCGCCCGGTCTGCCCGCAAACGTGTGTCAATTCCCCGGCCACCACCTGCTTGACCAGCTCGTCCCAACCGTCATCCAGATACATCTGGATCACCCGTTCGGCGCCCTGGTCGCGCTCTTCGGCGCTGCGGTAGTAGGTAAAATCCCCGTCATTCGGGCAGTAGACAAAAAACCGAAACTCGGCGTCGGGACTGTGCCGGACTTCATAGTTGCTCATGCGGTGAATCTCCCTCTCTCAGTAAGTTGTGACGCGTCACGCGCCGGACTTGGCCAGAAGAACCGCGCGCACCCGCTCGGCCTCAAGCAGATCCTCGCCTTGCTGCGACAGCTCCCACAGCGCCGGGCTGCGCTGGACGCGGATCAGCAGGCCCAGTTGCGTCAGCAGGTCGAACCAGTGGCGGCCGATATCGGCGCCTTGGTTGTCTTCGGCGCACGCCCAAAAGCGCTGCAGCTTGCTGACGACCTTGGCCGCAAACGGCGCCGGCTCGCCGACAAACTCGGCCTCATGCAGTACCGCCGGATCGGCGACCTTGGCCATGCGGGCGCACTCACGCGCCCATTCGTCGCGGGTGTAGCTGCCCGCGCCGTTCAGCATGCGTTCCATCTTGCGGCTGAAGTAATCGACATCGAGGCCGTGGCTGTTTTTCATCGCGTTGAATCTCCTTCCTTCAGTAAGTTGTGACGCGTCACGCCGCGTCGGTGTCGGCAGCGGCGCGACGTTCGGCGGCTTGCTCGTTGAGCAGATCCGCCACCTTGTCCGCCTCGACCACCGTCAGCGTTTCGGAACAGGTATCGCAGCCGAGATAAAACAGGCACTCGACGTCACGGGTGTTGAGTCGACCTTGCTGCACGTCGGAACGGTTGACGATGGAAGTCGCCCAAGTCAGGGCGGTGCTGCCGCAGTGGCGGCAGTGGGTGAGGCTGAAGGCTCTGGCGGCCATGGTGTGAATTTCCTTTCTTCAATGGGCTGTGACGCGTCACGCGCCGTTATTCGATGGCCGCGTCGATAGCGTCCAAGGCTTCACCGATCGCATCGTCGGCCGCGCTCAACTGCTCGGCGGCCCGTTCCGTGGCTTGGCCGCTGTCAGCTTGCTGCAAGCCTTCGGGCAGGTTGTCGAACGCTTCCTGTTCTTCGTTCCACAGCTCCTGCAGGCGGTCGCGCAGCTCCTGCATCTGCTGGGAAATTTCGACCAGGGCCTTACGGCGATCCTTGTTCATGCGCGGCGTTCTCCGTTGCGAGTGAGTGGCCGGTATTGCGTAAAATCACAACCGGCAAAAGTGATATATCACTTTACCGTAAAGTGATTATCCGAGGTACAAAAAAAGACCCCCGTCAGTCGCTGAACTGACGGGGGTCATTTGACATAGCACACGTTATTCGTAACGCGGCGCCCTACCCTTCGCGCCTGGCCTTCCATGCCTTCTTACCTTCTTCATACGCCGCATCGGCTTGCTCGCCCAGCTCCAGGCATTCGCCCCGCCCAACCAGCCCCAACTGTTCCAGAACGTTCAGGCTCCCAGCGATCACAGCGCGGCACTTCAGGGCTGGTGTCGGCCGCATGTTTGGCAAGTGGCGGATACCATGACGCACACCATCCACAACATTTTCAATCTGAGCGGCGCTCAAGTTTTTTTCCGTCAGCATGGCGGGGGTTCCTTTCGGTCAGGTTTTTAGCAAGGTCACAAGGGTTTTCAACGCGTTACGGTAACGGCTGGGGTCAGTCCGGACGGCGCTCGATCACGCCGCCCCACCTTCGCGGCCTTGTCCAGCACGCTGGCCACCGCATTTATCGCGGCGCCCAACTCCGGCCCGGGTTGACCGGCCGATTCCAGCAGCATCGACAGCAAGCCATAGGCGTCATGCAGCGCGACCAACTCGGCGGCATTGACGTACACGGCGGCGCCCTTGGCGGTCAACTCGGTCATGGTGGGGATTCCTTTCAGTGGGATTCGTTACGGGTAACGGACGGCTCCGGCGCGCCGCACTTGACGCAATAGCTACCCGGGGTGAATTCGTTGTAGTCGTGCCGGCACGCGGCCTGCGCCTGGCTGTCGCTCAGCACCTGCTTGCGCAATGCGCGCACCTGATCGAGCAAGGCAAAGATCGGCGCGTCCGGATCCGCCTCGGACGCCGCCGAAGCGTCCAGCCGGGGGATCAGGTCATTCATCTGGCCAAGGGTCAGCGGCAGCGCATAGCGGGCTTCGGTGGTCATGGCGGGGATTCCTTTCAGGTCGGTTCGTTACGGGTAACGGCGGGATCAATTAAGGCGACGCACGGCCGCCGCGCGCACTTGGCGCATTTCCGCCAGACGCTCGGCCGGACAGCACACGGAATAAGACGGCCCGGCCAGCAGATCGGCGTGGTAGGTGACACGCAAACCACTGTCGCGCGCCCATTCCAGTACCGCCAGATCCGCCGGCGACAAGGCCGACAACGACGCCGTTTCAAACAGTGGCTCAGTCATGGCGGGGATTCCTGTCAGGTCAAAAAATGTGAGGGAGTTTAGGCAGGCTTCGCGCGTACAACGCACAGACACCGCAGCCGTAGCCGGGAACATCAATCCAGCCGCCATAGAGTCGCCGGCCGTCGTGATTGCACACCGGGCACGGCTCGCAGACGTCGACGCAGTTGAGCAGGCGATACGCCCGCTCGCGCCCGGCCTGCCAGTCATCACCGGGCGCGGCCAGTGCCGCCACCTGGGCGACCGTCAGCCCTGACCAGTCGTCGACGAGTTCATCACCGGCGGCCTGCTCGAGCACAACCAGCGGCACAAACTCGCCGGGCAGCCAGTTGACGCGCTCGCCGTCGGGGCCTTCGCATTCATCAATGAAACCGGCCAACCCGACATCAGCACCGTCGGGCCACGCCACGCTGTCATCCTCGGCCGCCGGGGCCAACCCGCGCGCCGCTTCCAGGCGACGGCGCGCCTGCGCCCAGCTTTCGCCCGGGCGCGCGCCGGCCTGCACCTGGGCATCGGTCAGCGGCGGCAGTGGCTCAGTCAGGGTCATCGGCTCAATCCTTGTCATGCGTTACGGTAACGTGACCCTGTTCGCCCGGCAACGGACGGCAGTCGGTCGACTGGCCAGCGGCGCGCAGGCGGTTTTCCCAGAGGCCGATCGCCTTGTGCGCCTCGTTGCGCTCGCTTTCAAGTAGGGCGTTTTCCCGCTCCAGCGCCGCCACCTGACGGCGCAGCTCGGCGACCTCGTCAACCTTGGACGATTCCGCCGAAACACGCTCCATGTACTCGGGCGCACTGGTCGCCCGGTAGTCCATTGGTTTCGCTTCGTTCCAGTACCACTGTTTTTTATCCGCCGACACGCGATCACTCAAGCCAGCCTCACGCAAGCGGCCCTGCAACAGCTCGACGGCGCGAGCCAATTCGGCGTGCTGGTTGTTACGCAAGCGCAACAGCCCGATAGCCAAGGCCGCCCGCCCAAAGTCGCTGGTCAACTTTTCCCACTGCGGCACTTGGCGCGCCTCCGCCAGCTCGCCGGCGGCCAGTTCGCCGCCTTGGCACTGTATCGCTTTCAGGCGCTGCACCTGGGCGCGCTGCTGCTCCAGCTCGTCGCGCAGGAACGCCGCCGGCCGGTAGGTGCTGCGCTTGGGTTCGGCCAGATAACGGCCGCTGTCGCCCTCGGGCCAGAGCTTGGCCAGCAAGGCGTCAAAGCCGGGCTTTTTGCTGACCGCCCAATCGGCGGGACGGTGAAACAGATCCTCATGAGCCAGCACGCCCAGGCTCAGCACGCAGCGCTCGGTGTGGCTCAGGCTGATCGCCTTCACGCCGGCGGCCGCCTGCTGCTCTTTCAATTCGCGCTGACGCAGACGAAAGGCTTTCTGCCGATCGGCGTTACTCAGCGGCGCCTTGGCATTCGGGTCTTTCGGCGCCTCGCCGAACATCGCCAGTTGCCCGTCCGGACGCACACCGGCCAGCGCATCAGCCAGCCATGGCCAGACCTTGCGGTCTTTCGGCTTGCCATGCTCCTGATCGATCGCCGTGACCCAGCCTTCGCGGGCCGAACCTTCCAGCACCTCAGCGCGCACCGCCTGATCGACGGTACGGCCGACGTGCTGGGCCGGGACCACATACTGGTGCCGGCAACCGGTGCGGCTGATAAACGGCTGATCGAAGTCCACCGCGTACAGATCGGCACCGACGTGATTGGCCAGACTGCCCACGCCCATCTTGACCACCATGCGTATGCCGTCGACCTCCAGCAGGAACTCGCCCGACTGGCCCCACCTCGGCACCTGTCCGGCCGGCGCGGCGAACTTGGCCGCCAGAGCGTTCTGGACACCGGAACAACCGAAGTGCGTGCCGCCGTTGAGCTTGATCACGCACGCGCGATAGACCAGATGGGCGTCATCCAACGCCTGCACATCGGCGGTCAGCATGGCGTCATGATAGAGGTGCAACACGCGCTCGGCGCGCACCTCCAGCTCGGCCGGGTCATCCGGCAAGGCGACCATGGCGGCGATGAATTCGGGACGTTCTTCAAGGGGGACGTACTGGATCGACTTCGGTTTGCGGGCCATCGCGGGCACTCCTTAGCAGTGCCCCGGCGTGCGCCGGGGCGGGCTTCCTTAAAGGTGGGTATCCAGACCGGTCAGGCGGGTGAAAGCGCGCTGCAGATCCTCGCCATAAACCCCGTTCTCACGGGCCTTTTCCTTGAAGTCGAGGCGCGCCCAGCGGCCGGCGACCACGTCGTAGGTGTCCATGGCATTCAGCTCAACGCGGATCATGTTCACACCGGCCCGGGCGAAGTGCGCCGGCAGCTTGAATTGCAGACCTTGGGCGGTGGCCACCAGCTCGCGGGCGCCGGTCATCACCATGAAACGGCGAGCGCCGAGCTGGTCAAGAATGGTCGCGGCGACCTGCTGGGCATTGGTCAGGGGTTTGGCTTGGGTCATCGGGAAAACTCCGGGCAGGCCTGAGCGGAGTGCTTGGCCGTGGCGTCATTCTACATTGTTAGCTAATTAGCGCAATAGCTAATTAGCTAACGATACAGGCAATAAAAAAGGCCGCTCTAAGGCGACCTTTTATAACGCGAGATGATCACCCCCAAAGCCTACCGGCGTTGGCTTCATCCGCGCAGTGTTCGGCGGCGCGACTGATCAGCCGAGCCACTTGCCGAACCACATTTGGGACTTGCTGCACCAGTGCTTGCAGAGTCAAGGAATAGGCCTGGCCGTTGGCCTGGGCCACCAGCGCAACGGCGTCTTGCGTGGCGATTTCGAGAAAGGCCGGCGAGTTCATGAAGTGTTCGGCGGTGTAGATCATCGGGGCAATCTCCGGGTCGGCCTGGGCGAAACTGCCCGGCCATGCGCCGTATTTTAAAGAATTAGCTAATTAGCGCAATAGCTAATTAGCGCAATCAAAACAAACCTTTCATAGGGGCCGACAGCCCGACGTAAACTGCCATCACATGCCACGCCGCCCAGGGCGCATTAGCTTCATCGCCCACCCATGCCCGCACCTTGCGCGAAGTGGCGCCGGTCAGACGCGCAACATCAGCGCCGGGCATTCCCAGCAGGCGCATCATGGCCCGCACCTCGCCACTCGTCGGGCGCAACTGGCCAACCCTCGGCGCTGCAAAAAGCCCAGGACGATCCAGCCCCAACACCGCCAGACAATCGACCTGACGCCCATCCTCCAACAGATCCGCGCAGCCACGGATAGCCAAGCGGCAAGCCTCGTCTAATTCTTGGGACGTACAGTCGAACTGCACCCCATCACGAACCAACACAAACATAGGAAGCCTCCAGAAGTATCGCGGGCAGTCTACATCGTTAGCTAATTCGCACAATAGCTAATTAGCAATCGCTTGGCTTCGGGCAAGTTCACAGCCCTTCCCGACGGCCCGATCGCCAGCCGCCCTGCAAGATCGGTGACAACCAACTAGACAGCGATGATGGCCGGCCGATCGCTGAGCGCGAACCCACCCCCCTCACTGTCGACCGGGAGCGTAGCGACCTACCAGGCCAACGGCCGGCGCGTGATCGACTGTAGGGCCGGCATGATGGGTAGTGGTCTTGCGCGGTAGTCCTCCGGCGCGCAAGGAGTGGAGCGCGCCTCACTGACGGAACGGCGGCGGCGATCGCAGAGAGGGGTCAACGTCCCGCCGTGCCGTAGGCACGAATTGCGGGCGGCCTTTATTGCCTGGGCGAAGCTCAGGCGGAAACAGATTGTTCTCGGCAACGCCGAGGCATTACTAGGGATGCCGTAGGCAGCCCATGCTTTCCTAGTTGTATTCAGGGAAAGACCAACACCTACTTAAACCGATTCTTGGGGGACTTAATATTTTGGGGGTGTGACTTAAATTCCTTTCGCGGCGCGCCAGATCCGCCGGCGAGAGTCTTCGAGCCGCAAAAGAGGTGCGCGCAGGGCTGCGCCAGGGCGAATTAGGGGGGATTAGCCGTTAATCGCAGGGAGAGGGGAGGGTTTAGCGAAAAAACGCCGGTAGGCGCCCATAGCGTGGCGCCCCGGCGGTCGGGGGAAGTGCTTTGTCAGGAGGGAAATGCGGCGGGCTAACTGCCGCCGTCAAGCCGTCGACGGACGAATTCGTCGTAACTGATCCAGCCGTGCTGAGTCTGCATTTTAAGCTGCTCAAGCCCGCGAGGTGCGCGGCCCAAGGCTGTCTTGATGCTGATCAGTACCTTGGCTTCATGCTCGGCGTATTCCTGCTTTAGAGCAGCCTCTACGGACGCGCGCGCACCAGCAATACCCGGCTGCCGGTTCTTGGCGGTTGCCGATCCGAACAACTCGCGATGCACGTTCGCGGACTGGATCTCTTTGACCAAATTTTTGCGCTGATTGACGTTCTCAACGCCCGCCTCGATCGCGTCCAGCAGGAAGCTGCCGACACGGCCATGCGCTCGCTTGCGGGCCTTCTCGACGCGCTTGGGATTCCACCCGGTAATCAAGCGCAGGAACTTTTCGCTAAAGGTCTTGATGGCCGTAAGCGCCCGCTTCCCGGCGTCCTTTTCTTCGTACTGCTCAAAAACGCTGATCGCGCCAGCCTTCTTGAGGTCGCGCACGGCGCGCCAAAATCGCGACGTCGGCACCTCTTTTACTTGCCCTTCGTTCTCGCGATCCTTGATTTCGCACGTCATACCGCAACGCCGGGCAATCTCCAAAAAGGTGATGCTGACGAAGGCGCCTGTGTTGGTGTAGTAGCCCACACGCAAAGACTTCAGGTCGAGGCAGGTAAAGATCACAGACGTCACCAGCGCATGAGACTCGCGGGCCTCGCTGCGATTCTGACGCATGGAGCCGTCTTTGTTCTTTTTCTTTGAGAGGTGTGCCAAGGGCGGCAAGGCGGCGGCGTTATCAAAGTACGCCTGAATGCGGTTGATGCCGGCCTGAATCAACTTCGGCCAATGGCCACCGCTGGGGTCGTGCAGATTGAGCCGAGTAACGGCCAGCGCCTGCGGGTCGTGCCCACAGCGATTACCGGTGCCCAGGAATAACCCCGGGTGCTTGTAAACCTTGCGGCCCCAGCTCAATGGCTGAGGGCCTGCATCGGCCATCATGGCGGACATGCTGCTTTCCCCTAAGCAACGGGCTTGCTTCGAAGGGAACCGTCCACTAAACTCTGACCTTGTCGCGGTCTTCCAGAGTTTTTTGGGAACGATCACCGAGAACCCCCAAGGCTTGCCGGCCTCGGGGGTTTTCTTTTTTCTAAGCCCTTGTAAACCTTAAAATTCTTGTCTCTCGGCAGTGTGCCGGACGCCGAAAGAATAGCAAAGGCGATCAGGCTTGAACATCAAAACTGTTTAAAAGTTTCTTCCGGCCGTCACTCGACGGCGCCTCACTACTGCCGGGATGGCCAGCCATAGGCCAGCAAATCAGCCCGGATAGTAGCCCCCAATCCCTTGCTGATCAAAAGGTTTCAGCACTGTGACGCGCCGACAGGCGGTAACCTGACGCTTAGAACAACCCCCCCAGCGCCGCCGGCTCCCAATTCATGATCACCAGTTCGCCGGTGACTTCTGCCTGCCCTTGGCGCTGGTTGGCAGTGGTGTAGCGAATGTCCAAGGTTTCAAAATGGAAACCCTCAAAAGCCCGACGGATGTCCGGATGGTCGTTAATGCTGACCATCACCTTGCCCTTGCAGCGGCGCATAAAGTCGGCCATCCGTTCGTAGTTCTCGAAAGGAAAATCAACGCCGTAGCCCGCCGTCTGCCAGTAAGGCGGATCCATGTAATGGAAGGTGTGCGGCCGGTCGTAGCGCTCGGCGCACTCCAACCACGGCAGGTTCTCCACGTAGGTGCCGGCCAGCCGCTGCCACGCTGCAGAAAGATTTTCCTCAATCCGTAGCAGGTTGATCGGCGGGGCCGTTGTGGCAGTGCCAAACGACTGGCCGGAAACCTTGCCGGCGAACGCGTGGTGCTGCAGGTAGAAAAACCGTGCGGCGCGCTGGATGTCGGTCAGGGTTTCGGGGCGGGTCATTTTCTGCCACTCGAAAATCTGCCGCGAACTGAGCGCCCATTTGAACTGGCGCACGAATTCCTCAAGGTGGTTTTGCACGACGCGGTACAGCGTTACCAGATCGCCGTTGATGTCGTTAAGAACCTCAACCCGGGACGGCTGAGGCTTCATGAAATAGAGCGCGGCACCGCCGGCAAAAACCTCGACGTAGCATTCGTGCGGTGGGAAAAGGGGGATAAGGCGATCGGCCAGACGGCGTTTGCCGCCCATCCAAGGGATGATGGGGGAAGACATTAGAAAGCAAGTTCCTTTGCTGCATGAATAGACAGGTGCTAGGCTCGCCGCGCTTCGTGCACGGAGTAAGAGCCTTGGCTGGACTTGCAGGGAGTTTCTGCGGGGACAGTGGCCGGCCGGGATGTTGACGCACCCCGTCCGGCCGCTCTTTTCTACTTCGGTGCTGACACTTCTTTTGCGTAAGCCTGACAGGCTTGCAGCGCGATCAATCCTCGATCGCCGGCGTCGGTGATGCCGATAATTCGCCGAGCATGCGCTGGGTCAAGTTCGGCTCTTGCGCTTCCATGAACCACGCCGCCGGCGCTGGCAGCGGCTGACACCCCGTCACAACGGGCGGCGCTGCTGCCGGCGCTGAGTAGGACTGACAACCGGACATCAGCAGTGGCAAGGCGATCAGACAGGCGTTGCTGAGCTTTTTGCGCATCGGATAGATCCTTATAATGGGTTTTGTCGTTGTCTTTCAGGCGCTGCTCCAGCGCCAGGCGCTTGTCCTGCTCGATCACCAGCGCGCCCACCGATGCCTCGGCGGCCGCCCGGGCCACGTCGGCGGACTGGCGGGCCTGTTCGGCCAGCGCGTTACCGTAACGCCAGTCCTGAATCACCCAACTGCCCGCAGCGCCGGCGACGGCGATCGACAGCAGTACCAGGGCGATCGCCCACGGGCGCACCGGCGCCGGGATCAGATCGAGGATTGACATAGCACCGCCTTGGCCTTGGCCCACAGCTCGCGGCGATCGGCCAGACCGGCGCTGGCCACGTTGATTTTCCGGGTGATGCCGTCGAACAACCCCGCGTCGGCCAGATCGTTAAGGCCTCGATCCCACCAGTACCAGGCCGCCGACAGCGCGGCATATTCCGGCTGCTCGAGCAGCTCAGGCCGCTCGAGCAACGGCAAGCCGAGCGCCTTGCCGCACAGACGGTAATTGTCGCGGCCGGTGATCTGGATCAGACCGCGCCCGCGATAGCGGTAACCATCGCCAGAAGCCTCGGGACCGTTGCCCATGCGATCGGCATAGACGCGGTTGGCCAGCTTTTCCGAGTTGCACAGATAAGCTTTTGCGGCCTCGATCTCGGCCGGATCTGCTCGGCCGTTACGGTTGTCATCAAACCCCGACTTGAACAGCCGCGCGACGCGCTCGGCGTCCCGGTAGTAGAGGCTTTCCGACAGCTTGGTCAGGTGCTGCGACTCGTGCCCGCACTGCGCGATAAACGCCGCTTGGCGCACTGGCGAGGTGATGCGGAAACGCACCATGGCCGCCTCAAGCGCGGACACAAAAACGCCCGCGACAGGGCGGGCGTTGGGGAGGATTTGCAGCAACTGCTGCTGACTGATAGGCATACAAACTCCAGACACAAAAAAGCCGCACTCAGGCGGCGATGGGATGCGGTTACTGTTTCTCGATGTTCACAACCTTGAGCGGTGCTTTCGGCCCTTTCTTTTTCTTGCCCTTGGATTTACCGGCTTTGCCGGCATTGCATTCGACCGTGGTCGACCAGCCGGACTGGGTGAACACCTGCTCGACCGAATCCGCCAGGTATTCGCCATCAAGCCCGACCTTGAAACCCTGAGCGATGATCGGACGCTCGGCGAAGATGTCCGTCCGGCCGGGCATTTCAAGCCGCACATCGGCGGTCGAGCGGTTGAACGCCGACAGACGTGCCTTGGCCGCCGCTTCAGCAGCGCCCTTGTCTGGGTAGATATGGCGATCGGTATGCACTGCCGGCAATCCGTCCGGAGCGTCATCGTTGTCGATGGTGACCACCGCGAGCTTGCCGTTCTTTTTGTCCTGATGCTTGGTCGCAACCGCCTTGTGTGAGTTGCGATCGCCGAGACTGAATTGCCAGCGGCTGAGGTCACTGCGGGTCAGCGTGATAGCGCCAAACGCCTTACCGCTGGCCGTCTGGCCACCTTGGCGCGGCATCACCAGCAGCTTGCCGTCGGCCACCTTGGCCGTGCAGTCGTATTGCTTGGCCAGCCGGGTGATGAAATTAAAATCGGACTCGTTGAGCTGGTCGACCCGGGCGACCTTGGTCGACACCGGACACACCGGCGTCCAGCCATTGCGCGCGGCCACGTCAGCCACGATCTTCGACAACGGCACGCCTTCCCAGCTTCCGCTACGGATGGTTTTGCCACTGCCACGCACGTCGCTGGCCTTGCCCTTGATCACGATCGTGTCCGGCGGGCCTGACACCTCGACCGTGTCGACGGTGTAACTGCCCATACGCGTCAAGGTCGTTTCGGCATAGCCCAGGTAGATCTCGATTGAGCTGCCACGCCGTGGCAATTGCACTTGCCCATCACGGTCGTCGATACGCAACTCAAACTCGTCGGACTCCATGCCCGGCTTGTCAGAGGTTCGCAGCAACAACAGCCGATCGTTGATCTTGGCCGTGATGTCGGCCCCATCGGCGACAATGCGAAACATCGGAGTCATGGTTTTTTTCCAATAAAAAACCCGCACAAGGCGGGCCAGAAAAACAAGGTGTCGTTACGCGTAACGCGACGCGGCGCCGGCGAGGGCATCGCACCGGGTCAATCCCATAAGCTAACGCCTTCATTGGTCGGGCTGGGCAGATCCGGCAGGACGATGATCACGCCCGCCCGGAACGGCTGAGGCTCATCGGCCAGCCCTTGATTGGCATCGAGCACGACCTCGACGCTGCCATTCAGATGGCCGTAAACGTTGTTGCAAATGACATCGAGCATGTCGCCGTCAGACGTCCTGCATATCGTCGCCATAACGCTCAAACTCCAAAGTAAAACCCTGTTTGCGGGCAATCCCGCCGTGCAAAAACGCGCCCCGTTCATCGTTGATAGTCTTCAAGCACCACGTCCCGATCACCTCGCCATAACCCATGGTCAGGGTCAGCGGTTGCAGCCTGGCCCCGATGGAACGCAGCGTGTCGAGCTGCTTTAAACCGCCTTTGAAGCCCGGATAGATCGTGCCCTTGAGCGTCAACTTTTCATCGCCCATACCGATGGCCTGCTTCGCCGGGCGGCGCGTCAGCCGCTCCTGCGAAGCCCAGCGGAATTCGGTCGAACGGCTCAGCTCGTCGAACGCTGCCGTGTCCAGGTTGAAGTAATACGGTTCAATCTTCGGATCGCGCGGCTGAATGATCATCAGATGCGGGAACGGCTTCACCGCCTCCGGCGCCGGCGTGGCCTCCACGGCAAAGGAACTGGTGGGCACGATGTTGGCCAGCGACGGACTGACCTTGCCGGCGACGTTGTTGATCGCCGTGGCCGCCTTGCCCGCCTGTTCCTTCAATGTGCCCAGCCGCTCCTGCACTTCGGCCGCCGCCCGGGTGGCGCGGCCGTACACCGCCGCCACCTGACCGACCTTGGCCTGAGCCGCGTCGACGCCGCGCATCACCCGCTGAAGCTTGGCGCCGATGGCTGGACCAACGAACGGGATGTTTTCCAGCTCGGACGCGGCGCCGGTCAGTTCGCGGATCGCGCCATTGACCGGGGACAGCATGCCATCCGCGCTACGCCGCCCGGTTTCCGCTGCATCCACCAGATACTTCAGACTTGATTGCATCTGCTCCATGTAAGCCATGAAACCTCCTTAGACATGGGGTTCGTCGTACAGCTTGGCGGCGTTACTCCTCGCCGCGTCCGCCATCATTCGCTGCATGTGCGGCATCAGATCCTGCGCCAAGGTTTGCGGGTCTTTGACATCGCCCTGCACGGTCACCGGCATGTTCAGTGAATACTGAAACTGCTGATCCACCTTGGCCGGCTCCGGCTTCGCCGCCTCCTTGGGCTGGATGGCCATCGCCGCCGACTTGAGCGGCGCGGTCACCGCCATCGAGCGCGCGACATCCCCCAGCACCGGGCCTTGCTGCGCCGCTGACGCCATCATGAGCGGCGTGGTCGGCACCGGCGCCTTTGCCGTTTGCTCGGGCTTTTCATCCTCACCGCCGAACAGCGACTTACCCAACGACCCGCCCAGCGCCGCACCGCCCTGACTGCCCAGGTAAGCACCGATCATGCCGCCGATCGCGGTGCCGATGATCGGCACAACCGAACCAATGGCGGCGCCTGCTGCTGCACCGGCCATGGTGCCGGCTAGGTTGCCGGCAGCCGAACCGTAACCTTCGGCTTTTTCGTCCTTGGTCTTGGCGTTTTGAAAGGTTTCAAGCGCCATCGCGCCGGACTCCAGCAGCGTGCCGCCAGGAATGACCTTGGCCGCCTTGCTGACCTTGCCGACGGTTTCTGCGACGACGCCGAGCTTGGACAATGCCCCACTTGGAACAGAAGGGACTGATGGCGCCGGGATCGAAACAGGGGGACGCGAAGCCGGAACGGGTGGCCGTGAAACCGGAACAGATGGACGTGAAACCGGAACAGGTGGACGAGGCACAGATGGGCGAGGACCTCTCGAACTCGGCAACGACCGGCGCCGAGCGCTGCGCCTTGACCCACGTCCACGTCGGCGCGATTCGCCCGACGCATCCACACCGCCACCCATAGCGCCGGCATTGACGACGAAAACCTTCTTGACGCCGTCGTTACCTGCACCACTTTCAGCACCAAGGCCACCGCCTGTTGCCGCGTCCTTCACCCGTGAAACAACATCCAGGCCAGTCGCTACCAGATCAAGTTCTCCGGGGTTTTTATTTGGGGCTTCGCCCCCATTCCTGCCACCGCGCGACCCACGCGCAAGGTTTAGCAGCCCTTTGCCGATCTTGATCGTGCTGAAGATACCTTTTAAGGCGATCAGCCCCGCCCCGACCGTGGCGATACCGGCAACCACCCCGGGCGCGCTATCAGTCAGCGACGTAATGCCTTTAGTAACCTTGGTCAACGACTCGGCCACGGTGTCCGTCACCGGGCGCAGCGCATCACCGATGCTGCGCATGGCGTCATCCATCGACTGGGCCATTTCCGCCCATTTCTGCGATGACGACTCGCGCCGCTCGGCGAGGTTCTTGTCGAGGATCCCGGTCGCGTCACGCGAATCGTTTTTGAGCTGGCTGTACAGCGCCTTGTTCTGCATGTAGGCCGACAGTGCGGCCTTGACCTGCATGTCGGCGAACAGGTCGCCGGTGCGCAGGGATTCTTCCAGCGAGGCCATCATGGCCTTGGCCTTCTCCGGGTCGGCTTCCTTGCTGATTTTTGACGTGGCTTCGGCCATGGCCGCCGCACGCTTCGGATCGGTCGCCTGAATGTATTTCTGAGCCAGCGCCATGCTGGTCTCAAGCGTCGACATACCGTTTTGCAAACCGGTCTGCATCGATCCCTTGTAATCAATCCCGGCTTTTTCGTAAGCCTTGACCGTATCGGTCGAACCGATTTTGCCCATCCAGTTTTTCAGGTTGTTGGCCGCTTCGTCCGAACTGCCGGCCTGTTTCATCTGCACCTGCAGCATGGCACCCAGTTGGGTCACCGCATCCAAGCCGGTGATGCCGTTGCTGGCCATGTTGGCCAGCAGTTCCGGGAACCACTTGGCCATGTCAGCCGCTTCAAAGCTGCCCGCCTGCCCTTGGTAGGCGATCGCTTCCAGCGCCTGCTGCATCTGCTTGGGGTCGGTGATCTTGGCGTTCTGCCCCAGGGCGTTGATCATCTTCGCCGTGTCGACGCCGCTGGACCCCTGCCCCACGACAAACTTGGCCGCGACAGGCGCGTATTCCAGCGCCTTGCTCAAGTCCATACCGGCGCCGACCAACTGATTGACCACGTCGGCCACATCGTTGCGCGCCATGCCGGTATCGCGTGACGTGTCGATGATCTTGCGCGACATCTCCTGCTCTTGCGGCTTGTTGGCAATGCCGGCCTTGATCGCGATGTCACGGACAATCGCGCCAAAATCAGCGCTGACCTTGGCCGGCACCGCCATGGCACCGACACCCACAACCGCAGCACCGACAGCGCCCTTCATGCCCTTTACGCCAGAATCAATCTGCTGATGACCCTTGGCTTTCAGCTCGGCCTTGTTGGCCGTCTGCCCCATCGAGCGATAGGCTTTTTCCAGCCGGCCGACCTCGATCCCCTGCTTTTTCAGGCTGTCGAGGTTCGAGTTCAAACGGCTGAGTAATTTGGACGCACCGGCAGCGCCGGTGTCGTGAGCCTTTTTCCATTCTTCACGCAGGCGGATGGTGTCGCCAATCGTGCGCTGCAGCACGCGCGCTTTGTTGCCTTCAGCCTCAAGGCGCTTGATGCGCCCGGTCACATCCTTGAACGCGGCGCCGACCGTGGAACTGACGGCACCGCCGATCACCAGCCCGAGGGCGAGTTTGTTTGCCATGTCATGGCCCTCATGTGCCCAGCACTACCGATGGCGGCTCAATCCGTGAGCCACCACACCATATCCGCGAACGGCATCGACTGGATCTCAGCGGCGGAAAATCCGGTTTCCGCCGCCAGACGCTTCGCCGCCGACTTGATAACGCTGGGGTTAAAGCCCGTCGTCGTTGTCCATGCGAAAATAGCCGGCCTGCAAGCGGTTAAAATCCACCAGCTTCAGCCCCTCCAGATCCGCCACACGCGCACCGGACAATGCAGCGAACAACACCAGCTCGCGCTGCTCATCATCGCCACCCACTTCACGGTTGGCCGCCCGCACGTCGCCCACGGTCGGCGAACGCAAGGCCAGCTTGTCGACGGTCACGCCGTTGATTTCGCTCGGACACGACAGCGTTACCACTACCTGATCGGTCGTCAGCGACAACCATGCCGGCATCGAATCCGAATAATCGGTTTTCGGCACCAGGTGCGTATACGCCGCCTGCACGCGGCGATAGTCGGCCATCTTGAGGCCCTCAAGATCCTTCAGCCCGACTTCAGCGAGACCGGCGAACAACATCAGCTCGCGCTGTTCGTCGTCACCATTGGCAGCGCGATCGGCCGCGCGTACCGCACGCACGGTCGGGGCACGCAGGGTCAACGCCTCGACGTCGACGCTATTGGCTTGGCTTGGGCGGGTCAGGGTTACGACGGCACCGATTGCACTGAGCGACAGCCAGGCCGGCAGGGTTTTAGCGATTACTTGAGTCATCTGGATCTATTCCTTACATGCCGAGCGCGTTGCGCACTTCGAGCAGTTGGTCTTTGCCGTCGATCACCTGAATGCCGGCGACCATGTCGATTTCGTACATCAGGCGCCCGTCAATTTCGAGCTTGTAGTACGTGACCGAAACGGCGTGTTTGATCTCGGCCGCATCACCGGCTTTCCAGTCACCGAGATCGACCTCTTTGAGGCGACCGCGCAGAGTGGCAACGACCGCTGTCACCGCGCCCTTTTGGCCCTTGAAAGCACCTCGGAACGTGGCGTTGAACGCCGTGCCGTCAGCAAGGCCGAAGTACTTCAGCGACTCGCGGCGCACGCCCTTGGTGACAAAGGAGGCTTCCATTTTCTCAAGCCCCTGATCCATATCGATGGGGCCGGCCATGCCGCCCCCGCGATACTCGTCAGTCTTGGTGGTCAGCTTGGGCAGCGTCATGCTCGGCACTTCGCCGGCAAAATTGACGCCGTCGACGAACAGGTTGGTGTTGTACAAAGTCTGAGGAATCATTTGCTACGCCCCCTTAGGCTGCTTCAAGCACTTCGGTCATCCACTGATCGGTGACTTCGAAAAGGAAATTCGGGTTCTCTGCCGGCGGCACGTCGGTGAAACGGATGCGCCAATACACCTTGCCCTGGGCGATCTGGCTGGCCGTGTTCAGTTCGGTGTCGGCGAACACTTCAAAGTTGATGATCGCGCCCTGGGCTTTCAGGTCGCGCATGAACGCATCCAGACCGTTGGTGACATCGGTCACGTAGGTCTTGGTGATCGAACGGTCGACCGCCCACTTGTGCCCCGCCTGCACCGCATCCATGAGGATGAACAGCGTGCGAACGCGGGTAACGAAGGCCCACTTCGGATCGCTCGACAGCGTGCGGTTGCCCCACAGGCGATAACCGTCATCGCGAATGATCGTGGTGATATTGGCGTTGTTGAGCAGGTTGGCCCGGCAGGTCTCGTCGCCGTCCAGGTACTCGACCGCGCGGCCGGTGCCGGTGATGCCGGTCAATTCCTTGTTCGATGGCGAAGCCCAGAAGCCGTATTCAGCATCCGTCCAGGCAAACAGGCCTGCTGCCCAAGCCGAGCCGGGCGCGTCGACCGTCGAACTGGTGCCGGTGTCCCAATACTTGACGCCCGGGTCGACCATGAACAGGTTGCGACTGCCGAAGTTCTCGGCGTAGGCAATAGCGGCCTCGTCGGTCGTACCCGGGCCGTCGATGATGCCGATGGCGCGCAGCTTCTGCGCCACGCTGTCGAGCGCCGTAGCCACCGCCTGAGTCGCGGTGTGGCCCGGCGCGATCAACAACCGCGGCTGAGCGTTGAACAGGCTTTTACCGTCGAGCAGCGCCTGCAGGCCGGTACGCTGACCCGAGACCAGTTCACCGCCAATGATCGCCGAGGTTTGCAGCGCCGCGTCTTCCAGCTTGGGCACGCCGATGGCGACGATCACCGCCTTGGCTTTGACGTAGATCGCCTTACACGCCTTGGTGATTGCCGAATCGGCGCCGAAGGCGGCAATGGCTTCGCGCTCGGTAGTGATCAACTTCAGTTCGCCGGCTTTCGCCGTGCCGCCGCCGAGAACGCCCGGGGTGAAGGTGGCACACAGACCGATGATCGACGAAGACGGCAGCGAGATGGTGCGCGCACCAGTGTCGACCGACGTGGTCGTGACGCCGTGGAAAAAACTCATAAGGGTCAGTCTCCAGAAACGAAAAAGCCCCGCATAAGCGAGGCTGTGAGGGTGTTCGTGTTACGCGTAACGGAAAAGAAAACGCCCCGTCAGTGCGGGGCGTTTAGTTGGGTTGTGCTGACAGCCAGGTCGGCGCCGGCGGTCGGTGTTCGGCGAGGGGGAATTGATCCCCTTGCGGCCAATCGCGCAACTGCCGGCGGTACGTCTGCAACTCCGCGTACTGGTCGGCCGTGAGCGAGGTTTCGCCCCCCTCCTCGATCTCGTCGCGGTGTCGAGAAACCAGCGGATCCGTCAGCGCCAATTGCGCATCACGCCAACCGCGTTCAACAGCGGCCAGCGCCTCGGCATCCAGTGCCGGCGGATCAATCAAAACCGGCTGACCGTTGGACCGTGACGACATCATTTTTGGACTGGTCGACAGCTCATTGAGCAGCGATTGCCAAACGCTTTCCGAGACCTCGACTACGTCCGCCGGCATGTCCGCACCATGGATCTCAGGGCGATAAGCCCCACACATGGACGGGCTGAAATATACAATTTTGTCCATGTTCAATACCCCACAGCTCGCCAAAGAACATACCACCCAGCCGACGAAGCCCCCGCCGCATTTTGCACGCGAAGCTTGCAACCGGTCTGCGTGTAGTTGGTATCCATGATCGCGTGCATCAAGGCCGACGAACCAAGGTGCGCTGGCATAACATTGCGCACCGCATTGGGGAACGGGATAGGGTAGGTAACATAAACGTACCCGTTCGCGTCCGTAACGCCTGAACCCCATTGCTCGATAAGACCATCGGGACGCTTTGCCCAGCCGTTACCCGATAGCAGGCTCGAAGAGAATGCTGCTGAGTGTCGCAACGCCACCGTTCCGTCGATCAGACGCCACTCATTGGAGACTCTGGTCAGCAGCGCTGTATCGCCCTGCCCGAGAACAACGGACACGGACACACCACTCACATTCGTTAAGAGGTCGCCACCGGATAATTGTAGAGTGACCGCGCCAGAGCCAGCGCTCAGCACCATTAGCATTGCGCCCTGCACCACAAGCCCAGTAGGCGGAAGGGTAAGGCTGATGGGTGTTGAAGACGCAGCGCTGACCGCGCCGCCGACGCTTGCAACACTTAGCACGGTACTGACGGATAGTGCATTGAAGTTCGACCACTCGACGCCCATTCGCTTTACGAATTCCGTCGTAGCCGGCGACTTGCCGCTATCGAACTGCGGCTGCGTGACGTAATAGGGACCACTCAGCGTTCCAGCAAAGCGCAGCGCCGCCGTGCCACCGATCAGCCGCCACTGGTCTTGCAGGCGGATGAACTCAGCCGTGTCGCCCAGCGCCAACACCAGCGGGCCGGCAACGCCGGTCGAGGTGTACACCACGTCAGTACCGGCCGGGACGATTTTAAGACCGCCAGCGCCGGCACAAACAAGCGTAATGGTTGCAGCCTGCGCGACACCTGCCGTCGGCGGCAAAGTGGCCTGAAGCTGCGCAGCAGCGGAAAAGCTGTGAAGGCCACCGACGTGCGCGGCCGTCAAAGCCAAGTTTGCAGCGTTCGTGGAGAAGCCCGAGAACTCGACACCACTACGCTTTACAAACTCCGCCGTAGCGATCGACTTGCTGCCGTCGAATTGCGCCGGCGTCGGGGCCGTGGGATTGCCGGCAAAGCTTGGCGACAGCAGCCGGGCAAAGCCGTCTGTAATGTCCTTGAACGTCAGCGCCGTGGTGCCCACGACAATCGGGCCATCGGTCACCAGTTGCCAGATCGTGTCGGCCTGCGTCGCACCCACCTCGACCGCTACCGTCAGATTCGGCGTGACCTTCGCGTTATTGTCGGCATCCTTGGCCCGCGCCCAGGCACCCACAGCCACCACATACGGGCCGTTATCCTTGGCGGCCGCCTGATTCTTCACCAGCACGCGATCGCCGGCATTCAGCGAAACACCGTCCACGACCTGCAAACCGACCAGGGCGATATTGGCCGTGGTCGCCGCGCGCACTGACTGCTTAATGTCGAGCTTGCTCAGCTCTTCCAGAATGCGCGAATCAACATACTCACGCGTCGCCAGTACCACCGACGGGTCGATCTTGAGGCTGATTTGCGCCGTGCTGGAAACGATCAGGTTCATCCGCACCACTTGCGTACGACCCGATCCCTGCGACAGCACCGGCTTGAAACTCGGCGCACAGTTGGCCACCGCCACCAGATCACCGTCAGCGTCGTACAGCCCGACCTCACGAATCCAGCGCCCGCCCTCGTCGGCCGGAATGACTTGCTCGGCAATGATCACCGCCGGGTTGACCGGATCGATGCGCAACTGATTCAGCGGCCGGCGGCGCCATTCGTTGATCAGTTTGGCTTGCTTGGCATTGGGCTGCGGATCGGTTTCGTTGGCATCGCCCAAGCCCATTTCCGTGATGTTCCAGGGCACGCCCAGCACATTGGCATTCGCCAGCTTGGCCGCCCCCACGTCCGTCAGGATCGCGAAAAACTTTGAGTTCGCATCAATCATTTAATAAATGTCCATGATGTCTATGGAGTGTTCACGGCCGACCACGCCGAAGCTGCCGGTTATCTCGATGTCCTGCATTTCCGGCGGGAATATGTCGAGTTCATCGCCGTCGTAGAGCGTCACACCCACATTCAAATTGCCCTGTGTTTCCAGGCTGATCGCCAGCCCGGTCATGTGCCGGGTGACGGGCTTGGCGTCGTCAATCAGGCGTTCAAGCTCCTGATACATTTCCTCGGTGATACCGGTATCGAGAACGCCAATCTTCAGCGCGAAGGTGCCCGGCACCCCCTCGGGCACGGTCTTGAACCACTCGACAATCTCGATCAGATAGCCCAGCGGCTCGACCACACGACGTATCGCGCCGATCGTGCCCTTGTGCTTGTGGATGTAGTACGACGCCTTGATGGCCGCGCGCTTGGTCGCCTCAGACCATCGGTAGTCCCAGCGATCGACCGACCACGCCCACGCCAGATGCGGGAGCAGATGCACCGGGCAGGTGTCGGGGTTGTAGAGGTCGCGCAGTGGGACAATCGTCTTTTCGAAGAACGCGGCCTCCATGGCCCGCTCCAGTTGCGTGCTGTTGAGCGGCAGTAGACTTTTCATATCAGCCCGCCAGCCTCACGTTGTAGCGTGTACAGAACGCCGCCTGCGCCTTGGTCGGGGCCAGATCCTGCCACCCGACCAACTCAACCCGGGCAACGCCGGCAACGTGCAACTGAGCGTCAACAGCGGAGCGGGCGACCTCAACACCCAGCCGCTTGCGGGGATTGATCCAGGCTGCCAAGCGACTTTTCGCCTCGGCCAAACTGGCATCTGCTTCCGGGCCGGCGCCGGCCATGTGCAAGATGGCGTCAATCTCGTAGCGGATCACCTGCGCGCTCTGCACGGTCACACGATCACCGACCGGGCGCACGTCATCGTCATCCAGCGCAGCGGCCACCGTCGCCAGCAGCTCCGGCGGCGCTTCACCCTCCCCATCAAACCCCAGCACCGTTACCGTAACGTAGCAAGGCGCCGGGCTTTCGGCCGTGGCGTCTGCCACCAGCCCAGAAGCGTTACGCGCATGCAGGATGTAGCTGTTGCGCGGGCCGGCCGTGGTCAAACCCTCATAGGCCAACTGGATGCGTTCGCGAAACGGGTCGTCGTCTTCCATGACCTTGGGCACCGGCGGCACCGCCAGCAGATCCTCGGCCTGAATGACCAGGCGCTGCAGATTGACGTTGGCCCCCAAGTGATCGAGGTCGCCGCGAATGGCGTGCGCCAGCAATAGCGCCTTGCCGGCGTCATTGACCCGGG